ATAGCTTCGATAGCGAAGTTAGTATGACGACGATATACAACTTTAAAAAAGGTAATTTGAGGATTACCAGTTAAATAAACATCCTGAGCACCATAAGCTACTAGTTGAAGAAGACCACCACCCATTTACGCTATATACTTTATACTATTAGAGGAGAAAAAAAAAAGGACTATATTACACAATAATATATATATAGATAAACTTATATATATTTTAATTAGAATAAGCAAGACCACCCATACCCGATAATATACGAAGAACATTGTAATTGACCGCATAAACATATAAATTTCTAGACACACCTGCTTCTTGTGCATTAAAGTCTAAATTAAGAACTGCTGTGTCAATACGTGACATATTAAGTGTTCCACTTGGTTGATGTTCTTCAGGTTTTAATGCGAAAGAATATACGTTAATTCCAGGATTTGAAGGGATATTTTCGTGATGTTGAAATGGTTGAATTAAATTAAAATATGATCCAGGGCGTTCGGAAAATCTATCATTACCATTAAGAACTAATTTAGCTTTAGCAATTGGATTTGTTGATACTATTGTCGATGTCTTAGTGTTTCCGACAGTAGTAGAATAATTAGTCCAATTATTGTTATCAGTAATTCTGGATGATGTATTAAATTTATTAGCACAAAACCATACTAATTCTTTACAAGGGTGATTAAAAGATAACTTGGGTTTCATTTGAAGTCCTGTTATTGAATCAGACCCTGTAAATTGAAGTTGCTCTATCAAATATTCGTGTGATAATTGAGCGAAACGACGACGTTCATCAGTATCAAGGAAAATATAATCAACCCAAAGTGAAGATGGTCCAAGAGCAAGTAAAGGACCAGATTCAGAATGACTATTACAATTGTCTGCTGTTTCAAAATTGATATTAACTTTTACTTCGTGATATTGTAGAGCGATTAAAGGTAATGCTAGACCAACATTTCGGCAAAACCAAAACTCGAGAGGAACATATAACATATCTGTTATAATACCACCAGCACCACCAACCATTTTACTATAACCTTCTTTTTTTGATTTTGGTAAAGATAATTCATTCCAAATATACATCCAATGTGAATAATGTTTATCTACTTTTTGTCCTCCTATTTCTATTTCTACATGGTTAATAAGACGGAGACCAAAATAAGGACATAAAGTGTTAGTATTACCTTCCATATCAACCGCTAAATACATACGATGTATTAAATCACCGTTGCGTGATATTTGACAAGTTACACGATTTCCATAACCTGGTGTTCCATTGAAAGTTTGTTGAATAGCTTCGATAGCGAAGTTAGTATGACGACGATATACAACTTTAAAAAAGGTAATTTGAGGATTACCAGTTAAATAAACATCCTGAGCACCATAAGCTACTAGTTGAAGAAGACCACCACCCATTTACGCTATATACTTTATACTATTAGAGGAGAAAAAAAAAAGGACTATATTACACAATAATATATGTAATGTATTTGTAATAATATCTATAGATAAAATTGTATATATTTTAATTAGAATAAGCAAGACCACCCATACCCGATAGAATACGAAGTACATTATAATTTACTGCGTATATTTGAATACCATCGAATACAGCTGGAGTAGGATTACCACCTGTATCAGGTTTTGTTGTTGCAACAACATTCACCATAAGGGTTGCTGTATCAATACGAGACATATTTAGTGTTCCACTTGGTTGATGATCTTCAGGTTTAAGAGCAAATGAATATACATTAATACCTGCATTAGTTGGAATGTTTGTATGATGTTGATAAGGTTGAACGTAATTAAAGTATGAACCTTTACGTATAGCGAAACGATCATTTCCATTTAATTGAAGAATACCGTCAATAAAAGGATTTTTACCATTTGCTGATGTACCTAATTGAAATGTAGAAGGATCTTTTAATTGTCCTCCAGCAAGTCCTGGAGAATCAAAAGAAGCAGTATCTACTAAATCACTATCGGTATAATCATACCAACGAGATGCTTTAGCAGTGACGTTACTCATTTTAGCAACCCATATTAATTCTTTACATGGATGATTAAAATTTAATTTAATACGATTACTTCCCTTAGATAGTGTTTCAGTTCCTGTAAATTGAAGTTGTTCTATTAAATATTCGTGTGATAATTGAGCGAAACGGCGACGTTCGTCAGTGTCGAGGAAAATATAGTCAACCCATAATGCTACATTTTTAAGATCACTTGGAAACTCAGTATTGACTTTTGCTAATAATGAGTCACCACCCCCCGCAGAACAAAAACATTTCGCCTTAGTTTCAAAATCTATTTTAACTTTTACCTCATGATATTGTAAAGCGATTAGAGGTAAGGCTAAACCAACATTACGACAAAACCAAAACTCAAGAGGTATATATAAGGTACTACCCGAAGCAGAAAGTATATCTTTATCAGCACCAACCATATTATCATAAGCATATCGTTTTCCGAGTGGAAGAGATAATTCATTCCAAATGTAAAGCCAATCGGAATAATGTTTATCAATTTGTTGTCCACCAATTTCAATAACTACTGATTTAATTAAACGAAGACCTAGATAATTAACATATGACATATCAATACCTTGTGCTCTCTTTTCAACATCTACTTGAAGATACATGCGATTAATTAAATCACCATTTCGTGATATTTGACAATTTACGGTGCTACCATAAATGGGGTTACCGTTAAAAGTTTGTTGAATAGCTTCAATTGCGAAGTTAGTATGACGACGATATACAACCTTGAAGAAGGTAATCTGGGGATTACCAGTTAAATAAACATCCTGAGCACCATAAGCTACTAGTTGAAGAAGACCACCACCCATTTACGCTATATACTTTATACTATTAGAGGAGAAAAAAATATGAATAATAGGACGAATAAAAATATTTTATCATATAAACCTTTTATTTAATAAAATATCTATAATGATGTTCAAAGAAAAATCATCAAAGAAAAAGGTGTCAAATGATAACAATGACACTTTTACACTCGATGCAATGCACAATAATATAATAAAAGGTTTTGAAGATAGCGATATACTCAAAGAAGAATATAATTTATTATTATGTAAATATGAAAAAGAAATACTTTCTATTATTTCACAACTAGAAAAATGTGAAATATCGAAGGATAAAGAGAAAGGTAATTTGTTATGGACGAAAAACATTATATTACGTGAAAAAATATCAGAACTAAAAATATGTATTAAAGAATTAAATACATACGATGAAATAGATTATTATAAAAATACAAGCTATATATTATTTCAATATTATGAAACTGTTGAAAAGCAATCTGATATAAATAATTATCATAATATAGAGCAACAAAATACCATAGTATCTACGAGCGAATTATTGAATAGACAACCTAAAATATATAAAAATGATTCAAAAAAAAAAAGAAGTATAGTTTCAGCGACAACTATAAATGTATTAGATGCTCTTAATAATATAGATTCAAAAAATATAATAAACAATACATCTGATTTAAACAATATTATAGGTGAAGAAGTGAATAGTAATAACTTTAAAACCGAAGAATATATAGATTCTAATAATAACGATGATACACTATATGATAAAAGTGCATTAGTTGATAAATATATGTCTATAATAGATAAACAATATGTTAGAAATGTTGAAGATAAAAACATAGAAATGTGTAAAGTATGTAAAAATCAAATGACTTGTTTACAACAAGATGCAATTATGATATGTAATATGTGTGGATATCAAGAATTACTTTTAGTAGAACAAAACAGACCTATTTTAAAACAAAATACAAAAGACACATCTCATTTTTGTTATAAAAGAATAAATCATTTTAGAGAATGGTGTAATCAAGTTCAGGGAAAAGAAAGTACCGATATTCCAGATGATATTTTTGAAAAAATATTAGCAGAAATTAAGAAAGAAAAGATAATTGATCTCAAAACTATTACTTATATTAAAATGCGAGATATCCTAAAAAGATTAAGGATTAATAAGTATTATGAACATATTAACTATATTATTAATAGAATAAGCGGTATACCAACTCCTCAATTTAGCCCAGAATTAGAAGAAAAATTATGTAGTATGTTTAGAAGTATTCAAGCACCTTTTTTAAAACATTGTCCTAAAGATAGAAAAAACTTTTTATCTTATAGTTATGTACTCTATAAGTTTTTTCAAATTCTTGGTTTAAATGAATATCTCAAATATTTTCCATTATTAAAAAGTAGGGAAAAACTATACGTACAAGATCAAATATGGAAAAAAATATGTGTTGATTTGGATTATGATATTATACCTTCACTTTAATTTTACTATATTCTAAAACCCTCTTTTAAACCGCATATTTTTTCAACATTTATTTTTTCAGTATTTGACAATAAATCAAGTATAGCGTAAGTACTTGATGTTATTAAACCAATTAACCATATCTCACCTACATCTAATTTATTATTAGGCATTATAGATACTGTAAAAGCTATTATTATACCCCCTATAATATATTTAATAAATATTTTAAATTCATCATAATGTTCGTAGAATACTTTCATTTTACTATTATAATATAATTTTAAAAAAAATATATATAAGATTTAAATTATATTAAATACTATAAATAGACGTAATGGAAGATACCTCTGTTCTCGTAACTACAAAAGAAACTGATTATCTTGATGAAGATAAACCGATTAGAGCGCAAAATTATGTTCTCTTATCTTTCCTAAGTCCTGAAGATGTTATTGTGAAAAAAGATTTATATATTCTATCTAAGTTTATTGGTAAATTCGGAGATGATATGAAAGTTTTACTCGATGGAATAAAAGAAAAATATCCTGATACAGCTGATATGGTTAATACTATTCGAGACAATCATTCTTATATTTTTGATAATAAAGAAATGAACGAACAATATACTTTTTACAAATCAGTAAATAACGATGAATTAGAGCAAAGTTATCATAGAGATAATAACTTCGTAACATCAATGAGAGGTATCAAAGTAAGAGGTACATTTGATACTCTCGAAGAGGCTAAAACCCGTAGTGAGTTCTTAAAGAAGATTGATACAAAGTTTAATATTTATATCGCACAAGTTGGTTGTTGGTGTCCTTGGTCGCCAAATCCTGAATGTTTAGATAATCAAGAATATTCGGAAACACAACTTAATACTCTTATGAAAGAATATAAGAAAAATATGGATGATAAAGATGTTATTTTTGAGGAAAGAAAAAATAAGGTTGCATCAAATGCTGCACCTGTTGGTTCAGATTCTGATAAAGATAATAATATTGAATTAGATTCTCTAAAAAGTTCAATTGAGAATGTCGATGTATGGAGTGAAAGACAAAAGTAATTTATTAATTATTTGTGAATACAATTTATTTTTTTTCTTATTTAGTAATATTAAGTATGAAGGCTATCGCAATATTTTTATTATTTATTGGTATATTATTAATTATTCAAGGATATTATAGTAATAAGTTGGTATGTAAAAAAGATAAAGTTGTAGTTAAATATGTTCCAAGAAGTGTTTATGAAGATCAAATGAACCCATCTGAAAGTTTGCAAACATTTTATAAAGGAATGTTTGAAGATATTATATTACGTTGAATATTATTTTTATCCTTAATATTATTAAATGAGTATATTAATTAATATAGAACATAAAGTTATTGATATAGCTAATAATAGTTCAAATGATATTACAATACTTAAAAAAAATATTGAAGATTATTTCAAAAATATTAATGAAAAAGAATTAGTAAATATAAATAAAAAAGAAAAATATATTAATAATTATGAAAATAAAAGGATAGCAGAAAATATTCAATATAATAATTATTTAAGTGATAAATCAGAACTATATAAACTTTTTCAAACTGAAAAAACTAAAATATCTTTATATAATTATTTGAATTTAAAATGTCCTATAAAAAATAATATACCATCATTATACTCATATGAAGATATACAATTAATTGATCGTGTTATCATTCCGAAAATACCACAAGTTAATATTAAAAAAGGTGTTAAAAAAAATGTTAAAAAAGATGTTAAAAAAGATATTAAATGTCCCGAAGGAAAAGAATTAAATCCTATTACAGGAAGATGTGTTAATAAATGTAAAGATAGTGAAGTTAGAGATATAATTACAGGGAAATGCAAAAAAATTGTTAATAAGGTAGATAATACAATAAAGGTTGTGAATGTTGATGATGGAAATGTAAATGTTATTGTTGCTACTAATCCAAGTGTTGTAAAAAAAGAGATTAAATGTCCTGAAGGAAAAGAAGTAAATCCTATTACTGGACGATGTGTTAATAAATGTAAAGACGGAGAAGTAAGAGACAAAATTACAGGGAAATGTAAAAAGGTTGTAAAAAATGTAAATGATAAAGTTAAAACTATAAATGTTGTTGCAACTAATGAAGATGTTGTAAAAAAAGAAATTAAATGTCCTGAAGGAAAAGAAGTAAATCCTATTACTGGACGATGTGTTAATAAATGTAAAGACGGAGAGGCTAGAAATATAAATACTGGTAAATGTAAAAAAGTTATTAAAAATAAATAATTATCATATATATACTTTTTTTATTGCGTTATAAATATAGTAATCTTAATCTAATATTATATTATATTAACAAGTTATGTCAACACCAACTAATTCACTACCATTAAAAACTGATAGAACAACAATAGACCAAAGCGATATAAATGACCCTATCGTCCAAGATGTTCTAAACGAGTTCAGAGAAGAACTTATGACTTCTAAAAATAATGAAGATAATGGAAAACATCAACAGACTACTCCTCAATATTCACCAGTCCAACAATTTCAACAACTACCCCAACAACCCCAACAACAACCACAACAACAACAACAATATCAACAACAAAATTATAATGATATAAATAATAATTATACAAAAAATGTAGCGTTAGAAAAAAATGATAACTTCCCGTATTTTAATATTGAAATTGATATAATTAAGAAAAGTTTAGTATTAGTTATTATATCATTGTTAATATATCATACAGGTATAATTAATAATTTATATGAAAAAGTTCCAGAATATTTACATGAAAATCTTAATACTTTTGATATTTATATAAAATCAATAACTTTATTTATTTCGATATACTTATTGACATTTTT